CTTTACCAAAGGTAAGCACACCAACATATGAATTGACAATACCATCTTCTGGTGAGAAAGTCAGTTACAGACCTTTTCTTGTAAAGGAAGAGAAAACATTATTGATGGCAATGGAATCGAAAGATACTACTGCGATGACTAAGGCAATGCAAGATATCATCACCGCCTGTACAGACGGAGAGGTAAATCCAAAAGATCTTGCACCATACGATCTTGAATTTTTCTTCCTTCAACTTAGGGGAAGATCAATAGGGGAAATTATAGAAGTTAATGCCCCAAGACCACCAAATTTTGCAGCTTGTTGTGAAGAAGCAACGGAAGAAGATATATGTGAATTGAGTATTAACATCGATGACATTAAAGTAGACACTTCAAAAATAAAACCCTCAGAGATTGAAATCTCCAAGACTATTGGGGTAAAGATGAAGTTTCCTGAAATTGATGCAATTCAAAAATATTCTTCAGTAGATGGTGAAATGAAAGCTTCAGATATATTCAAACTGATTATAGATTGTATAGATTATATTTGGGATGGAGAGGAAATATTCAAGGCCAAAGATTCTACTAAAAAAGAATTAAATGATTTTATTGAATCTCTTAGTTCACTTCAATTTAACAAGATCAAAGTATTTTTCGAATCAATGCCAAGGTTGACACATGATGTAGATTGGGTTTGTCCAAAATGTGAAAAATCTAAAACCTTAACATTAATGGGGATTGACGCTTTTTTCGGATAGGGCTGAGTCACGATTCCCTGGCGAACCACTATCAAACAAACTTCGCCATGATTCAGCATCATAAGTGGAGTTTAACAGAGTTGGACAATATGTTACCTTATGAAAGAATAATATATGTGACACTATTACAGCAATGGATTAAAGAAGAAAATGAAAGAATGAAAGAACAACAACGAAAGAAATAACAAGAAGGAATTATATGGCTGCAGCACCGGCAGATACTACTACAGCAGATAGTATATCAGGACTTGGAGAAACATTACAGAATCTCATTAGTATTAATGTGACGGGGTTTGCTAAAATTGAATCCTCATTAAGAAGAGAATTTAGTGGCCAAAATAAACTTCTTGGTGGTTATCTTGGTAAAAATTTACAACTAATTGCGGAGGCTCTTACTGGTTCAAATGATGACATGATCAAACAAATGCAAGCTGAAGCAAGACTCGCCGCCGAACAACATAGGGAAACTCTGGCGGCAGCGGGAGGTGGTGACGCTCCAGCTGGTGGAGTAGAAGCAACAGATGCATCACTCGAATGGAGCCCATTAGTAATTCTCGCAGCACTTACAGGATTTCTTGTGGGATTCTTTCAAGGTTTCTTTGGCCCTGTGGGCGCCCTCATGAAAGGTTGGGGTACGGCGATCAAGAACTTTTTTGGAAAACCGTTGAAGTGGGGATGGACAACCTTTAAGACTATGTTAGCAGATAGTAAAGTAGCTGGATGGTATAAAAGTGTTAAGTATTGGTTTCAAGCCAAAGCATGGGATGCTAAGTTTAAGTGGGCCATGTTTAAAGATATGCTGAAGAACAGTAAAGTGGCCGGATGGTATAGAGCTGTTAAGGGTTGGTTTGGTAGTACTATTAAATTTGGCTGGTCCCCTCTTACTAACCTTTTGAAGAACAGTAAAATAGGTGGATGGTTTACATCTATTAAGGCATGGTTTGGTGGGAAATTTACAAGACCCAAAATGCCTAACCTTAAAACTCTATGGGCAGAAAGTACAATAGGTAAAGGGGTCAAAGCAATCAAAGGTTTGTTTGGTGGAAAAACGAAAATCCCCGGAATAGGAGCTATAGATGATGTCCTTCTAAAAGTCAAAAACCTCTTTGGACCAAAGGGAGCTTTTTCAATTTTTAAGACCATTGGTAAAGCCTTCGGAAGAATTTTCTTCTTCGTTCAAATCTTTATGACCCTATTTGATTTTTATACTGGATTTGTAGAGACTGAAGGTAATCTTTTAGACAAAATACTAGGTGGACTAAAGGCAGCATTCGTAGGATTCTTTGGTGGATTCATGGATCTTGGAATAATGTTAGAAGATGGTATTAAGTGGATCGTTGCAAAGATTGCTGGATTCTTTGGTTTCGATGAAGAAGAAGTCGCAGCTTCAATGGAAAGCTTCTCTATATTCAAACCACTCAAAAAAATGGTAACTGATGTCGCTGATTGGTTTGTGGGACTATTTGATTTCTCTAGTTTTAGTGCTGGCCTTATTTCAATGGCAAAATTAATATTCCTTCCAATAACAGCTCTCTTAGACTTAACTGGTTTCGTATGGGATTGGTTCATGGAATTGTTTGGCTGGAAAGATGAAAACGAGCCAGCAGATGAACGTACCCTTACTACAAAACTTGGTGATTTACTTATAGGTGTATGGGATTGGTTTGCGGGAATATTCACTTTCGGCCAAAACGATGGCGCGGGAATTAAAATGGGTCCTTATGCGGGCGTATTACCCGCCTTAGTTAGTATGGTTACTGGAATATGGGGTTGGTTTAAAGGGTTGTTCGACTTTTCTAGTTTCGGCGCGGCCCTTGGTACTGCAGCAAAATTATTATTCCTTCCCTATGTAGCTCTCATAGATTTAATTGGTGCAGTATGGAATTGGTTTGCAGAATTGTTTGGTTTTGATGATAAGAAAATACCAGAAGGGCGCACCCTGACTCAGTTTTTTGGTGATATGCTTGCAGATGTATGGGCATGGATAAAAGATTTTTTTTCTGTATCCAAAATCGCCAAAATGATTCCAGGTGTTGGTGCACTGCTAGGGGGTGATTCTCAGGCAGATAATAATGCCAAGGGAATGGAAAAAATAGGGCTTATGTCAACCAAAAAAGGAATGCTTGATGATGACCAAGTAGTTAATATTTCTAAGCTTCAAGATATGATGAAGGGTATGTCTCTTGATGGCATAAAGAGTATGGCGGATGACATGCGAGGAATCAATGAATCTGATGGAATAGGTAAGGGAGATGAAATTGCAAATTGGAAATTAGTCCAGAAGAGTCTCATGGAAGGTATGGAACTGGCCGCATTACAAAAAGAATCTAATGCACTCTCAGGAAGTGGGGGCACTACAACAATCATTCAAGACAATTCACAAAATCAAAGTAATTCATCACAACCGATAGTCATACCAGCTGCAGACATATCCCCAGGAAATGGACAGACACAATTACAACAATAATTAATGTTTATAATGACCATCTGATAGATAGTAGATAAGGGCGTCAATCAAATCGGGATCACCCCAAGTTGCTGCCGCCCATATTACTAACAGAGTACAGAATAAAAATCCATACAATCCGTTATAATCCATTAGTTACCTTCTGCTAACTTTGCAAAGTAGGAATACTCTTCACCCGTATCAGTTTCAGCGGTTGCTGTCGTAGCAGTCACTGCAGCTGTTTCTTGTGGGGTGAATTGTGGAGTAAAAGGTTTACCACCATCAAAAGGAGCATCGTTATCCTTTTCAGCAGTACCAGTTGTAATCCCCAAAACACGATCCAACTTTTCCTTCAGTTCTGTATAAGGCTTAAAGTTCTTCGGGTCAGTAAATTCAGCCAAAGGATGTTCAGTTTTCCAAACTTCTTCCATCTTAGCTTCATCCTCATCAAGTGGGGTTGCAGTCTCAAACTCTGACTTATCATAATTTGAAAAACCATCGATCTTACGAATCTTTAGTTTGAAGTTTGCACCTTCCCATAAATCAAAGGGATTAACTGGTGTCTCATCTTCAAATTGAGGATTCATCTTATCATTAAGTTTATCCCAAATTTTCTTTCCGAATTTATACAACCGAACTTGTCCTTCATTCTGAGGATTTGCTGGGTCTTTGAGAACGTAAACATTAGAGACATAGGTAAGCCTACGTTTCTGTTTACGGGCGATCTCTTTGTTCGCCTCAATTCCAGAGTTCCAAAGTTGTGAATTGTGTTCACTTACTGGATCTTTTTGACCAAGAGTAGTCAAAGAGTTTTCAATGTACCATCCACCTGGTCCTTGAAATCCATGATTCCATGAACGTGCCCAAGGAAGATCTTCTTTTTCAGGCGCAGGAAGAAATCGAACAACGGCCATTCCGTTGCCTGACTTGTCCAATTCTGGACGCCAAAAGCGATCATCATCACCTTGGCCTCGTGCTGGTGCATTAAGTTTTGCGGTTTCTTTTAGGAGGGATTGGAGTTTATCTCCACGTTTTTTCTTCATATCTGCGAACGACATATGTTTCCTTTCGTATATTTCGTATTGCGTTGTATTATTTGTATTGCGATGTATTGCGATTTATTCACTTAATCATCATGTAACTATATTATATCATACTTTTCTGATTTGTCAAGTACCTCCTTTCATATTGGTAGTTTAGAAGTTTTCTGAATAAGGTTAAGACCTTCAGCTTCTTCTTGTATATGTTGTTTGAGTTTACCACCAATCATTTGACCAGCGGCTTGAACTTCTAACTTATTCTCTTCACAATAATGAATAACAGCATCGATGTAAGTCATCTTAGTTCGTTGTGCCAGTTCTTCAATATTTGCCATAAATCTAATAGAATTATTCATTTTAACACTTGCCATTATAATGTTGTACCATTATTTAATACTTCTGTTTCCTTGTGCTCAGGATCATCCTTGTCTTTGAACCAGTAATCTGTACTTTTCGCTAGCACTGCAACATAGGCGCCAATCAAAATATTTACCAAGTCCCTGGACTCAGCTTTTAAGTCTGTAAAGAATAATAACCA